CGCCACCGATAGCCCGCGCCTTGGCTACATTTGGGGATTTTTCCCGGGTGGGAATCCGGGAATACCCAGTATTTACGCGGTTTCCGGGCCGGGCGCGAGATGCCGCGCCGCCGGGGAGCGGATTTTGCGCACGGATTTTGAGCCATGACCGCCGAGACCGCGCCGAAGATCACCCCGCCCGCTCCGAACCTCGCCGGCCTGACCGACGATTTCGTGTGGCAGTGCCTCAAAGCCGAGTCAGAGGGCGACGGCATCCTGTTCGCCCGGCTCTTCGGCGATGCGGTCCGCTACTGCGTGGATATGGCCGTCTGGTTCGTATGGGACGGCCATATCTGGCGCGAGGACAAGACGCAGGTGGTGTTCGCGCTGGTGTCAAGCGTTGTGGATTGCTACGGCGAGCTCAAAAATTCGTTGTCGTTCGAGGGCGACGACGAGCACAAGAAAGGCGCGGCGGCCAAGCGCGCCCGCATCGACCGCCGCATCAAGCACCTGCGCAAGCCCGCCGGCCGCAACGCCTGCCTGGAGTTCGCCTGGAAGGGCCGGGCGATAGCGGTTGAGGCATCCGCATTCGACGCCGACCCCTACAAGCTGGGCGTCACCAACGGCACCCTCGACCTGAAGACCGGCATGTTGCTCGCCGCCCGGCCGGAGGACATGATCACCAAGCAGAGCCGGGCCGCCTATGTGCCCTGGGCGGACGTGCCGGCCGAGCAGCGGGAGGTGGTGGAGACCTTCTTTCGCCAGATTTGGGACGGCGACGAGGAGAAAACCCGCTTTTTCCAGCGCATGATCGGCCAGGCCCTCATCGGCGAGGTGGTCAACCACATTTTCCCCTTTCTTTTGGGCCGCCGCGCCCGCAATGGGAAAACCGTGCTCTGCGCCGTGCTCATGCACGTGTTCGGCGGCTACGGCATCACGTTCAACAGCAGCCTGCTCTGCGAGCAGTACGCCAACAGCAACAACGCCGCCTACGAGATCATCAAGTTCGACGGAGCGCGGCTCGCCATTTCAAGCGAGGTCAAGGAAGGCGCCGTGTTTTCCGCCGACCTCATCAAGCGCATGACCGGCGGCGACCCGCTCATCGGGCGCGGCCTGTTCCAGGATTTCCGCACATTTCAGCCGCGTTTCCTGCCCCTCATGCTGGGCAACCACGAGCCGCAGCCGCCGGTGGGCGACAACGGCTTTTGGGATCGCGCCCTGCTGTTCAATTTCCCCATGCGGTTCGAGTACGAGCCGGACCCGGCCAAGAAGGAACTCCAGCGCATCGACGGTTACGAGCGCGTTTTGCTGGCCGCCGGGGATGCGTTCCTGTCGTGGTTCGTGGAGGGGGCGCTCGAATACCAGGCGGACGGCTGCCGCCTGCGCCCGCCGGAATCTGTGCGGAAGGACACCACGGAATACCGGGACGATGCGGACTGGATCATGCAGTTCCGTTCCGCCTGCACGGTCGAGAGCGCGGCGGACACGAAATCGTCCGACCTCTATAACGTTTTCGTGGTCTGGTATAGGGAGCACATCAACGCCCGAAACGTGCCCTCGCAGGTGCGGTTCGGGAAGAAAATGAGGGAAACCGGCCTGTGGGAGGCCATACGCAAGGCGGACGGCGTCTATTTTCGCGGCATAGCCCTCAACGAAATCTGGGCGCGGCGGCTCGCGGACAGTGAACAGGGGGGCATGTGGTGAAGGCTTTCCGCTGCCGTGTACATTTGGGGGCAAGGGGTTCACGCCGGAACACAGCGGAACCAAAGGAAAAATGTTGTCAGTGTAGGATATGAACAGATTCCCCTATTATTCTCATAAAAAAAAAAAAATAACTTTTACCCCATTATATACAACATCTATTCATATTATTCATATCTACATAAATAGAAAAAAGAAAAGAGAAAAAGATAAAGAATAAAGGGAAGATAGTGAAAAGCCGATTTTTGCCGGGAATGAACAAAGGTACACGAAAACCATCATCAAAGGTGCATCATGCCTGCCCTGCTTGACCTCCTCACCGCCGCCGGCCACGAATACCGCCGAGTCTCCGCCGCAGACGGCGGGGAATGGGCCGGACCCTGCCCCGGATGCGGCGGGCGCGACCGGTTCCGCGTGTGGCCGGAGAAGCAGCACGACGGCCGCAGCATCGCGCCGCCGGGGCGCTATTGGTGCCGCCGGTGCGGAGCCCAGGGCGACGCCATTGATTACCTCCGCACCTTCGAGGGCCTGTCGTTCGCCGCCGCCTGCGCCCGGCTGGGCATCGCCCGCCCCGGCCGCGCCGCCGCGCCCGCGTATCGCCCCGCGCCGGTCATCGCCGACCCCCGCGACTGGCGGCCCCGCGAGTACGAGCCGCCCACGGAGGCCTGGCGCGAGCAGGCGGAGGCCCTGCTCGCCAAGGCGCAAGCCCGGCTGGCGGGCGACGCCGACGCCCAGGACTGGCTCACCATGCGCGGCATCACGCCCCGCGCCGCCAAGCTCTACGGCATCGGCTACCACGTGGCGAGCAGCGGCGGCGACGGCTACGCGAGCCGCGAGGCCTGGGGCCTGCCCCCGGAGCAACGCAACGGCAAGCCCAAACGCCTGTGGATCCCTCGCGGCTGGGTGATCCCGGCGCGGGACGCGGAGGGCCGCCTGCTGCAACTGCGCGTCCGCCGCCGCCCGGAGGACGTGCGCCGCTTCGCCCAGGGCGTGAAATACATGCCTGTCGAGGGTTCCTCGCAGGCCACACTGGTGTTGCACCCGGAGGCCCCGGCGTTCGCCGTGGTGGAGAGCGGTTTCGACGCCGTTTTGCTCGCCGCCCTCACCGGCGGCCGGGTGGGCGCGATCTGCGCATGGAGCGCCGCCGCCCGGCCGGACGCCCGCGCCCACGCCGTGCTGTCCGGCTGCCTGTGCGTGCTGCTCGCCCTGGACTACGACCCGGCGGGCGACAAGGAGGCCGCCTGGTGGCAGGCCCGCTATCGCCACGCCCTCCGCCTGCCCCGGCTCGCCGCGAAAGACCCAGGCGACGCCGCCGCCTGCGGAGCCGACCTCTACGCCTGGCTCCGCGACGGTATGCCGCGCGGCGTGGCGATGCGTCTGGGCATGGTGGGGCGGAATCAGTGTGGAGTGAGGAGTGTGGAGAGTGGAGTTGACCGGCTCGCCGATACCGCCCCCACTCAACCCTCCACCCTCCACACTCCACACTCGACCGCGAAGCGCATCACCATCAACGGCCGGGAAATCTGGCTCACCACAGACCGCGCCGAATGGGCCGAGCTCGCCCGGCAGGGCCGCGCCGTGTTCAGCCTCGGCGAACTGGAGCGCCTGCGCCCCGTCCTGTCCGGCATGGGCGACGCCGAGCGCGAGCGGGCCGTGGCTGGCATCATCGACGCCAAGGAGGTTTTGGGCGGCTACATACGGGAGGCACGGACATGAACAGAACGGACATTTTGGACAGGGCCGCCGACATTGTGAACGGCGAGCGCGAGGAACAGTACGGGACGCCCCAGGCGAGCATGGACAGGATCGCCCGCATGTGGAACGCCTATCTCATCGCGATTCCCCACGGCATGTTGGCGGCGCGAGACGTGGCGGCCATGTTGGCGCTCATGAAGATAGCCCGCATCCGCCCAGGACAATGCAAGCTGGATACATGGATCGACCTGGCCGGGTATGCGGCCATCGGCGGCGAACTCGACGAAGTGCCGCCGATGGTCAAAAGAATTTCGACTGACGAGGAGGCGCGGGCATGAGCGCCTATTACAACGAAATCGACCCGTTCGCGGCGGAATGGTTGCGGGAGTTGATCCGGGCCGGGCTGATCGCGCCGGGCGACGTGGACGAAAGGAGCATCGAGGATGTCCAGGCAGTTGACCTTGCCGGGTATGACCAGTGCCATTTTTTCTCCGGGATCGGCGGATGGAGCTACGCCCTGCGTCTCGCCGGGTGGCCCGACGACCGCCCCGTGTGGACTGGCTCCTGCCCCTGCCAGCCGTTTTCCATCGCGGGAAAGCAGGCCGGTTTCGCCGACGAGCGGCATTTGTGGCCCGCTTTTTCCCGGCTCATCCAACAGCGTCGGCCTCACGTTGTTTTTGGCGAGCAGGTTGCAGGCCGTAACGGCCGAGCGTGGTTCGACCTTGTACTCGCTGACCTGGAAGCCCTCGGCTACGCCTGCGGGGCGGTGGATACCCCGGCTTGCGGCTACGGCGCGCCCCATATCCGCAGTCGCCTGTACTGGGTGGCCGACGCCGCAAGCGGGAAACTCGACGGGGGCGGGGAGGCGCAATTTCGGGGACAACCTGCAAACGGTGGCGGTGTTTGCGGGATGGTCCACGCCGACCGCGAACGGCGGAACCGGGGCGGGAACGCAGGGCAGGGAAGGCGGGCCGAACCTGCAAACACAGGCGCATCTGGCGGGCTGGTGCACCCCGACGGCGACGGACGCGGCGCGGGGCAATGGCACCATCCGCCCCTGGGACACCGGCATACCGCTGGCGCAGCAGGCGAGCCTCGCGGATTCTGGGCCGAACACGAATGGCGATGGTGCCGAGACGGCAAATGGCGGCCAATTGAACCCGGCCTTGAGCCTTTGGCTGATGGGCTACCCGGCCGAGTGGCTGTCCTGCGCGGCATCGGCAACGCAATCGTGCCGCAACAGGCGGCGGCGTTCATCGGGGCGGTGATGGAATATGCGGAGGCCCGCCCATGAAAGACTGGTACGCCGTTTTGTGGTTCAACGCCGACCCGAACAAGGCCGGCTGGGGATATTGGGAAACGCACGTGGTCACCCTGGGATACAGGGAGGCGGTGCGGTTGATGCAGCAATACCGGGCGCAATGGCCCGAGCGGAAATGGCTGGTTGTGAAAAATCTGCATTGAAGGTGAATCATGAACGAACCCCACGACATCCACGACGACCTCGTTGACGACCTAGACGCCGGAACCAGCGCCAAAAAGCTCGGCATTTTCGGCAGCAGGTCTTTGCGCGACGAGCGCGTGAAAATCATCATTTTGGAGGAATTGGACGCCTGCGGAGCGGATACGATTGTGACCACCCAGGAACCGCTCGGCGTTTGCACGGTCGCGCAAAATGTCGCGAAAACAGAACACTATATATTGGAATTGCATTTTCTGAATTTCCATTACAGGGCGGGCGCTTTTGAACACAGGAGCGACGCGGTAATAGCGGCCAGCGACAGGATTTTATTGATACACGATGGGGTAAGCAAAGGCACCGCCAACGAATTGAAGCGTGTCGAGTTGGCTGTAAAGCCGTACAAATATGTGACATTGCGTCATGAACCGGACAGAAAGCCGATTGATTATAAGCTCGACAGTTTTGTTGCCTTCAAGACCGACAACGCCAACGCGGATGATATGATTTTCGACCCCGCTGTATGGCGGATTGATTGATCATGGCCGAACCCATCACCAAAGAGCGGTTGGAGGAGCTCCGAGCCGCCGGGGCGACGTCCTACGAGCTGGGCAAGCTGTCCCGCCTGCAATCGCAGGTGGTGCAGGCCATGCAGGCCCTGGGCGAGGAGTCGTCCATTGCGGCGCGTAAGAACCTGGAAGACGCCGAGCGCGTGTTTTCCGAGTGTCTGGCGGACATCGAGGCCCGATATTCATCCGACGCCCCCGCCGAGTTTTTCGCCAACCGCCGCGAGGCCTGGCAATGGCTCCGCGACAACGGCCTGGACATGGGCGAGAGCACATTTTACCGGGGCGTCGGCCAGCCCGGATTCCCGGCCCTGTTGCCCGGCAAGCGCCTGTCCCGGTGGGAGTGCAGCGAGTTTTTGCGGCGGCAGCAGATGCAGGGCGGCGCGGCCCCCAAGGGCGGCGTGTACGACGCGGACGACCTCTTGCACCGCAAATTGGTGGCGGAAACCGAGAAGGCCGAGGCCGACGCCGGGATCGCCGGCACCAAGCGCCGCAACATGGAGCGCGAGAGCGACCGCGCCTGGATGCCCCGCGCCGAGGCCTACGCGCTGTGCGCCGCGCTGGTCGGGCGGCTGGTGGACGCCGCGCTGCACCACGTGCGCATCCGCCAGTTGGAGCTGGTGGAGGCGGCGCGGGGCGATGCCGAACGCGCCCCGGAACTGTACGAGGCCGTGGCCCGCGCATTCGGAGCCGCCCGCAACGAGGTGGCGAGCGGCCCCCTTGAGGAAACATTGAGCGAAGAGGAAGACGATGAACATCATCAACCTGCCGATTGATGCCATAATCCCCTACGAGCGCAACCCCCGCCGGAACGACGGCGCGGTGGATGCGGTCGCGGCCAGCATCCGCGAGTTCGGCTTCAAGGTGCCCATCGTGGTGGACGCGGACAACGTCATCGTGACCGGCCACACCCGGCACAAGGCGGCGAAGCGCCTGGGCCTGACCGAATGCCCCTGCATCCGCGCCGACGACCTCACCCCGGAGCAGGTACGCGCCTACCGCCTGGCCGACAACAAAGTCGCTGAGCTCGCCGAGTGGGATTTCGATTTGCTCGCCGGCGAACTGGAGGGGCTGGAGGATTTGCTGGGGCTGGATTGGGAGATTGACCGTGACACGCCACCGCCTGAAGTGGATGACGATGATTACAAGGGGGATTTTGAGAGCGAGAGCGGCATCAAGCGTGGTGACATGTTCGCCCTGGGCAACCACCTGTTGCTTTGTGGTGATTGCACTATGCCTGATAGTGCGAATCGATTAATGGAAGACAGCAAGGGGAAAATTTTGTTCACATCGCCTCCGTATTGCGATCAGCGTGAATATGACAATGCTGAAGTGAGTATAGAAAAAATAACCGGGTTCATCACTGCTTTCAGAAAATACACCGATTATCAGTGCGTTAATTTGGGGATAGTCAGAAGATGTGGAGAGATTTTGAATTATTGGGACGCATATATAGATAAGGCGAAAGATGCTGGCTATAAATTATTGGCATGGAACGTTTGGGATAAGATGAAGTGTGGTGGTGTGGGGATGCTCTCAGCATTTATTCCGATTAGGCATGAATTTATATTCGTTTTTGGAACAGAGATGTATGAACTCAATAGAACCATCGAGAAAAAAAAAGAAAATATCAGGAATGACATAAGAAATACTACAAGGAAAAAGGACGGAACAATGAAAAGAACACAGGTAACCGGCACGTTTCACAGATATAAAAAAATGGAGAGCGTTGTTAATCTGCTATCGGAGAATGGAAAAATAAGGGGGGCTCATCCGGCAACTATGCCTGTGCGATTGCCCGGCGCATACATCAACGCAATGACGCAACCTGGCGATATTGTGATTGACCCGTTTTGCGGCAGCGGCACAACCATAATTGCCGCCGAGCAATGCGGTCGCGCCTGCCGAGCAATGGAGATTTCGCCGAAGTATTGCCGCGTGATCATCGACCGCTGGGAGCAATTCACCGGGCGCAAGGCGGAACGCATCTCATGACCATCCCCATCCCGCAATTCATACCCGCCGAATACCGCCCGGCGCTGGCCGGGCGGCGGGTGTCCTGGCGGCGGCTGCCGGCGGAGATCGCGCGGCGGCTCCGGGTGCCGGAGCATATCGGCGTGGCCGAGCACGCGGAGCGCTACCGCATCGTCACCGAGGAGCCGCACCCCGGCCCCTGGCGCAACGAGATCACCCCCCACAGCGTCCGCATCATGGACACATTCTCGCAACCCTGGGTGCGGGAAATCTGGTTTTGCGGCCCGGATCAGGCCGGGAAAACGAACACCATGCTCTGCTGCATGCACTGGGCGGCGGACATCGACCCGGGCAATATTTTCTACCTCATGCCCACCGAGTCCACCTCCGACCGGGTCATGCAGGACAAGATCATCCCCATGTTCGCGGAGTCGCTGGCCCTGCGGAAGTTCTGCGCCCCGGCGGGCAGCAACGACACCACGCTGACGCGCATCAACCTGGCCCACGGCGTCATCATCCGCCCGGCCCACGCCAACAGCGCGGCCAGCATGGCGACATTTTCCGCCAAGCACTGTTTTTGCGACGAGCTGGACAAATATCCCGAACAGGTCGGCAAAGAAACGGACCCCATCAACCTCATCCGCAAGCGCAACCGCCAGTACCGGGGCAGGTACAAGCGCTTTTTTTCCAGCACCCCGGCCCAGGGGAAGATTTTCGACGGCATGATGCGCTGTCGGCAGGTGTGGGAGTTGCGGCACCGTTGCCCGCACTGCGGCGCGGTGTTCCGGCCCGAGGCGGCCCACCTGGCCATCCCGGAGGGCGCAACGGCGGGCGACATCGGCCCGGAGAGCGGCATAACCTACTGCTGCCCGGACTGCGGCGGGGCCATCGACGAGGCCATGCGCTGGCGCATGTTGGCCGACCCGGCCTGGGTCTGCGTCAAGGGCGAGGACGTGGAGCGCCCGCACTCGGTCGGCTTCCACATGCGGGCCTGGGACTGCCGGGACGTGCCCATCTACGAGATCGCCGCCGCGCACCTCGCCGCGCAACAGGGCGGGCTGGTCGAGAAAATCGCCTGGCACAACGGCTACGAGGCCGAGAATTACGAGGTTGACCAGAAGCAGCGGCAGGAAGACTCCATCCTGGCCCTGAAGGAGCCCCGCCCCGAGGGCGTGGTGCCCGGCGGCGGCGTGGTGCAATGCCTGGTGTGCGGCAGCGACACCCAGGACAACGGGCATTATTACTGGATCGACGCCGTAGGCTGGGGCCTGGAGGGCGAGCGCTGGCGCGTCGCCGCCGGATTCGTGGAGACCGACGCCGCCCTGTTGCAGATCGTCTTCGGCGACGGCTGGAAGGACGCCGAAGGGAATCAGTATTACGTGCGGCTCATGGTCAAGGACGCGATGGGCCACCGCACCAGCGAGGTGTACGACATGTGCCGATACCTGCCCGGCCGGGTGGTGGGCTACAAGGGCACGGGCCGCCGCGCTGCGCCCTACACCGTCACCAGACCGGATCGCTACCCCGGCACCAACATCGCCATCCCCGGCGGCGTGCCGCTCTACACCTGCGATTCGCATTTTTACAAGGACGCGGTCGCCGCCAAGCTCCAGATCAAGCCGACCGATCCCGGAGCCTGGCACCTGGACGCCGGGGCCACCCTGGAGCAGGCGGCGCACCTCTGCTCCGAGTACCGCGACGAGCGCGGCCTGTGGCAATGCCCCCCGAATCGCCCCAACCACTACTGGGACGCCATGGTTATGGCATTCATCGCAAGCGACATCCTGCAATGCAAGTTCTACCCCAAGCCAGCCGAGCATACTGTAGGGGCGATTCGCGAATCGCCCCTACGCCCCGCGCCCGTCGCCGTCCCGGTGGCGACCCCCGCCCCGCCGCAACCCCCGCGCCCCGCGCCGCAACCCCGCCCCGCCGCGAGCCGCAACCCATACACCGGCGGGCGACAGATTTTTGGAGGCTGAACCATGATTGACGATATTTACAATGCCCCGAAATGGTTCCAGGCCAAGTTCGGCGGCTCATATCACAATGCCGTTGCCGAGTTAATCAGCGTTCGGGACTACGGCGACCGGGCGGATCGCAAACTGTTTGCCAAGGTGGCGCGGCTGGTCCCGTGGCCCAAGCGAAAACACTTGTACGCCATGATCTACTATGCGTTCATTTTGGGGCAGGTGTACAGGCGTGACCAGGACGACAAGATCGCCGCCGGCAAGATGGTCTGGAGCGACGAGTGGAACACCTGGATCGACAAGCCGGAGGAGCCATGACCCCCGCCATGATGCAGGTCGCCGCATACATCCGCGCCGCCGAGGCCGGGGTGGAGTACCGCCCCGGTCGCGGCGCGTACTGCCCCGCCTGCGGGGCCAAGCTCCGGGCGTACGTCACCAAGGGCTGGGCGGACGGCTACCGCGTGCGCTACCACAAATGCGCCGACCCCGCCTGCATCCTGTCCCGGCTTGGGAAATCAGTGAAATCCGTTGAGGATAAAAAATAACCCATTGGATGGTTTTTTTTCTTGCGTTAAATCATCCAATGGTTTATTATATACTCAACAAAGGGTGAGGAACAACCAAGCCCGCCAACCACAACCCAAGGGGGGGACACCATGAACGATTTCATCGAGACGGCACGTCGCAACTTTTGCGACGCTCTGCGTTGCGGCGAACGGAACATGAGCGTTCGCGAGAGCTTCGCCCGCCTGCTGGAACTGGGCGCACTGCGCAGGGACGAGGAAGCTGGCCGCTGGATGCTGCGGGCCGCCAACCTGGGCGAGTACTACGAGCGCAAGGCATTGGGTGTGGCGACCTGGGATCAGTACGAGCACAGCAACGCCCTTGTGACCCACGACCTCAGCGCCTTCGAGTGCTGGGACGTGACGGGCTTGATCTGCAAGATGAGGATTGAATAACAACACCAACAGCCGTGGGCGCAACGCCCCCGGCACCACAAGGGAGGGGACACCATGAAGCGCGTATCATTGACAAGCAGGGCGCGGGCCGCTAGGCTGCAACACATGATGGACGGGACGTTTGTCATAGACCTGCCCGGCGGCGTATCCCCGGAAAGGGCTTTGGACGCGGCGCAACGCTACTGCGACGAGTGGAACCGGCGACAGCCGAGCATTGAAGACATGATCAAGCGACTGGCCAAAAAATGACCCCCGCCGAATTCCGCGAGGCCCGGCTTCGGCTGGGCCTCCACCAGAACGAGCTGGCGGACATCATGGGCATGACGCCCCAGGCCGTATCCCGCATCGAATGCGGCGACCGCGAGCCGACCCGCCAACATGCAGCATTTCTCGCATACATGGAAAGGCACCCGCCAAGCAGGGCGGAACGCAGGGAAACCGCGCTCCGCCTCGCCTCCCGGCGGAAAAAGTCATCAAACAACACCACGGGGCTTGTATGAAGATTACAAACAACGATAAAACGATCACCCTGCAATGTTCAAAAAATGAATTGAAGCTGATAATAGAGGCAATGGATTTGGGATTGACTCTATTCTCTATGGAGCTCTGGAACCTCGCGAAAAACGAGCCGGAGCAACTTCCGTATTCGAGAAAAAAATTTAACAAGATTTCCTCGTTGCACGAGGAAATAATTGCCAAGTTCCCCGGCAAGTACAAACAAAGTCCTGTGTGGATACCTGCGGAGAGCCAAGGAAACGCCATAGAAAAGTCGGTATCAGAAAATTGATAACGTACTAACATCTTGATACCGCCCCCCTTCCCGCGAGGGGGGCTTTTCGTTTTTTGTGTCGCCAATGGAGGAACACTATGGCGACACGCGCCGACATCATAGAGCGCCTGGCCCTGTACAAGGAGGCCGAACAGGCCGTCCTGAGGAGCCAGAGCTACCAGATCGGCAGCATCCGATACAGCCGCGCCGACCTGAACGCCATCCTGGGCGAGATTCACCGCCTGGAGGCGCAACTGGCCGCGCTGGATTCCGCCCAGGTCGGCGGACCCTTCCAGCACGCCCACGCCGTGTTCAGGGGGAGGCGATAATGGGCGCACCCATCGCGGAAATCATCTCGCCCGCCGGCATCCCCGCCCGGCAGGAAATCGCCATCCGCGACCTGCGCCGCCTGGGCGACCTGCGCCTGCGCGGCTATCAGGCGGCGGAGCGCGGCGGCCCGAACGCCAATTTCCACCCGCGCAGATCATCCGCCGACGCCGACATCCGGCGCGGAATGCGCCTGGTCATCGACCGTTGCCGCGACCAGTATATCAACAACCCGTCAATCCGGGGCGCGATCCGGCGCATGGTGAACAATGCCGTGCGCGACGGCATCGCCCCGCGCTTCCGCTTCCGCACCACGTCCGGCGAGCCGCTGGCCGAGGCCAACCGCGCCTGGGAGGCCCTGTTCAACCGCTGGGCCATCTACGCCGGCCTGAACCGGCGGCAATCCCTGTGGACCATGCAGCGCCTGGCCCTCGCCACCATGTGGAGCGACGGCGAGTTCTACGTCCATCGCGCCTACGACGACCGCATCCCCGGCATCCCGCCGCTCCGCCTTGAGTTGATAGAGCGCGACATGCTGGACACCAGCGTGGACGGCGAGCTTCCCGGCGGCCGCATCGCCCGCATGGGGAAAGAGCTCGACCCGGACACCGGCGAGATCGTGGCCTACCATTTCCTCCCTGACCACCCCGGCGACTACGCCGCATACCGCCGCCCCCGCCGCGAGACCCGCCGCATCCCGGCCGCCGAGATCATCGACGCCCACGAGGCCGACCGCATCTCGCAGACCGCCGGAATGCCCTGGCTGGCCAGCCTGGTCATGGAGTCGTGGGATTTGCAGGAGTATCGGGACTACGAGCGCATCGGGGCCAAGCTGGCCGCCGCCTTCGGCGTGTTCGTGCGCAACGACAACCCCACGCCGAACCTTTTGGGCGGCTTCGGCGGCCCGCCGGGCTACGACCTGCCCGGCGGCGACTGGCCCGGCTCCTGGGGCTGCAACGTCGCCCCGCTGTCGGACTACATCGAGCCCGGCCGCATCCAGGCCCTGCCCTACGGCACGGACATAACCATCGCGAGCCACAGCCGCCCCGGAACGCAGTACGAGCCCTACGTCAAGGAGTCGCGCCGCACCCAGAGCACCGGCCTGGGCATCAGCTACGAGGCATTCGCCAACGACTACACCGACGCCTCCTACAGTTCCGCCCGCTCGGCGGCCCTGGAAGAGCGCCTGACCTATCAGGGTATGCAGTTTTGGCTGTCCGAAGCCTTCCTCGACCCCATCACCCGCTGGTTCATCGAATCGGCCTGGCAATCCGGCCTGAACCCCCACCCCATGCCGGGATTCGCCGACAACCCCTGGCCCTACCTGGAGAGCTTCACCCAGGCCAACCCCGGCTGGCAATGGGTGGACCCGGCCAAGGACGCCTCCGCGTCGGAGAAGAAAATCGCCCTCGGCCTCTCCAGCCACTACCGCGAGGCCATGCAGGCCGGCGTCGATTTCGACGAGATGGTGGAGGAATTGAAACGCGCCGAAACCAAGCTGCGCGAAGTCTATGTGCTCCGCGCCGCCAACGCCCGCATCCTGGAGGGCAGCAATGAATAAGCAACCCACCACCTGTCATGCTGAGCGAAGCGAAGCATCTCCCGTTTATGGCGGTGGATTCTTCGGGACTGCTGCCCTCAGAATGACGGAAATTTCCCACCGTCGGTCTCCCGGCATCGTCCCCCGCGCCGCCGCTACCTCCCAAGATGCCACTGCCCACGGCGGCGCGGGGATGCGGTGGATACTCGCCACCGAGCAGCCCGCCCAGGTCTATGACTGGCAGCGCGGCGCGTTCGTGAACGAAGTCCTGCTGATCGACGGCATCCCCATCCCGGATCACCTGCCCCTGCTGGACAGCCACAGCCGGGAGTCGGTCGGCAACGTCATCGGTTCGGTCCGCAACATCCGCGTGACCACGGCCGGCGGCTACCGCGCCCTGGAGGGCGAAGTCGTGTTCAGCGAGGCCGACGACCTGTCCCGCGCCGCCGCCGCCAAGGTGGCCGAGGGCCACATTACGGACGGCTCCATCGGCTACCGCGTGGACAAGAGCGCCTGGATCGACGAGGAGCGGAGCGCCAACATCATGGGCCGCGAGTTCACCGGCCCGCTCAAGGTCAGCTACCGCGCCGAGTTGAAAGAGTTTTCCGTCTGCCCCATCGGGGCGGATACCCTTGCCAAAGTGAGAGCGGCCCTGATTCGGGGCCAATAAGTCCTGAACCAGAGGAGGAACACATGGACAAGCATTTGCGGCAGTTTTTGGAGGCCAACGGCCTCGCCCCCACCGCCACCGACGCCGAGGCGAGCGAACACCAGCGCAAGCTGGCGGCCGAGGGCATCGTGTACACCGGCCCCTTCGAGGAAGCGCCCGCGCCCGCGCCGGAGCCGGGGGAAACCCGCGCCGAGGCCGCGACCGTGACCGCGCCCCCGCCCGTGACCATCGAGGACACCCAGCGCATGGTGGCCGAGGCCATCCGCAAGGACCGCGCCCGCGTCGAGGAAATCCGCAGTCTCTGCGCGTTCTCAGGCATCCCGGAGGCGACGCAGCGCCAGTGGATCGACACCGGCATGGAGGTGGACGCCGCCCGCAAGGCCGTGCTCGCCCACATGATGCAGGCCAACCCGCCCCTGGGCGCGTCCGCCACCACGTCCCGCGCCTCGGTCGGCATGGAGGACGGCGAGAAGTTCCGCGCCGCCGCCGTGGACGGCATCATGATGCAGCTGGGCCGGAAGAAGGACAAGCCCGCCCCCGGCGCGAACGATTTCCGCTCGCTGTCGCCCCTGGGCCTGGCCCGGCTCTGCCTGGAGCGGGCGGGCGTCTCCTGCGCCTACATGAGCAACAGCCAGATCGCCCGCCGCGCCCTCATCGCCCACAGCACGTCGGATTTTCCGAGCCTCCTGGGCGGCATCGGAGCGGAAACCCTCATGCAGGGCTATCAGGAATCGGCCCGGCAAAGCTGGCGGGAGTTCGCCGAGACCACCACCGCCAACGATTTCAGGGATATGTACAACTACGATTTCACCGGCGCGTTCGACTTGAAATTGGTTCGCGAAAACGCCGAGTACGAGACCGTGGACGCGGTGGAGAGCGGCGAGCGCTACCGAATCAGCAAGTACGGCCGCGTCTTCCCCTACACCTTCGAGATGATGACCAACGACCGCTGGGGGCTCTTCACCACGCTGCCCCGCCGCTTCGGCGCGGGCGCGATCCGCAAGGAGAACGAAGTGGTGTACGCGGCCCTGGGCGGCAACACGCTCATGGCCGACGGCAAGCCGCTGTTCGACCCGGCGCACAACAACATCGTCACCCCCGGCACGCCCCTGTCCGAGCAGAGCCTCAAGGACGCCATCACCTCCCTGCGCACCATGCGCGGCCCGGAAGGCGAGTACCTGGACCTGCAGCCCGCCATCCTGCTGGTGTCCCCGCAGGACGAATTCACGGCCGCCATCCTGGTCAACAGCACCGGCAACGTCGGGGCGCAACTCAACTCGGGCGTGATCAATCCGCTCTACGGTTCGGTGCGGGTGATTTCCGATCCCCGCGTGGCCGACGGGGCCTGGTATCTGTTCGCCGCGCCCGCGCAGGCCCCCATCGTGCAGGTGGCCTGGCTGGACGGCGAGCAGACGCCGTACTTCGAGGAAGACGTGGATTTCATCACCGACGGCATCCGCCTCAAGTGTAGGCATTGTTTCGGCGCGGGCCTGCTCGGCTGGCGCGGCGCCATCTACAACCCCGGCCAGTAAACAACATGAAGACGCTATTGCGACGGCTCCGGCAAATTCAACGTTTTTTTCGGCGGATAATCGAGATCGAGGAGAAAAACATGGCGAACGGACACGTGCGACCGGGGCAATCGGTCACATGGCGCAACGAAACCGGCGCTCCCGTGCGGAGCGGGGCGCTGGTGCCCTTCGGCGGCGGCATCGCTGCCAAAGCCCTGCAGGACATCCCGGCGGGACAGGAGGGCGTGGTCACCCTGTTCCAGGTGCACAGATTCCCGTTGCCCCCCGGCGTCTCGTTCATGCCCGGCGAACTGGTTTTCGTCGCCAACGGCGAAATCTCAACATCCGGCGACGTGCTCGGGCGCTTCATCCGCCTGGACGAGGGCGGCTGGGCGGAGGTGCTGATCATGCCCCTGGCGGTGGGCGGCGGGTCCGGCGGCTCCGTGCCCACGTTGCAGCAAATTGTGAATGGAGAAAATGGGACATCTACCATTACAAAAACGACCGGTGATGGTCATAGTTCGAGAGTAACTACACTTACGACGACCATTGATGCCGGATCAATAAATCAAATTGCAACAGTAGAACCTGTAATCGGAGAACAAACACCTGTAAAAACTTATCGAGGAAACTTAACACTAGGTGGTGTGACATTCGTTGGGCCTTACAAAGAAAGATCTCGTAATGTGTCGTCTGTTACATTATCTGCGACAGATGGAAAATCTTTCTTTAATATGAATGTTGGGGGAAATTCTGGTTTAACGATAGAAATAGAGGAGGAACCAACGAGGAGGCATGTAGTAGCACTATCTAGTGGACTTAAAGATTCTTTCAAGAAAAATTTAGGTATTGATACTATTGATACCCGCGTGACTGCGAATGAAACCGCACTCGCTGATCGCTATACCAAGGCGGAGACGGATGCAAAGATCGCGGAAGCGATGGTGGACGTAGACAATGAGCATTTTCATCCTGTAACCGTTCTCCCTGATTCTTCTGTCGCCAAGGAAAACCATGAGTATGTACTTGTGACTTACGCTCAGGATGGTACCACCATCGAAAGCGAGACGCACTATTTGTTCTACGACGGTGTGTTTCATGAGAAGCAGACACAGGTATCTTTGGACGGCTATGCAACGGAAGCGTATGTGAACAACGCTTTGCCCACCATCGACGCTGCGATGAGCGATACCAGCGAGAACCCGGTTGAAAACAGGGTGGTGAATACGGCCCTGGCCGCCAAGCAGGACACGCTGGTCAGCGGCACGAACATCAAGACCGTGGGCGGCCAGAGCCTGTTGGGCGCGGGCGACATCCCGCTCCCCTCACCGTCCTACATCGTGGACAAGCCCTCCGGTTCCTCCAGCCAACTCGGCAATGTCGTGCAGGTGGGGACGTTGCAAAACACCGACGGGACGGAGTACGGCATCTACGAGTTTTATTACCGCACGACCGCTCTGCCGACGGCGGACGCCACCATCGAGTACACCCTGCTCCCGCTGCTCGAGGATTACACCATCCTGGATTTCGTTGACGCCACCGGCGTCACCAGCAACGGCGTGTTCATCGGCAACGGCCGCACGGACGGCACCAACCGCCTGATCGTCCAGCAGTTCAGCAAGGTTCGCAAGGCGGTCATCCTGCGCGCCTATCAGGATTACAGCGCCCAGACGGCATTGCTCAAGATCAAGTTCATCGGCACGAAGACAACCGCATAACAACCAACCAACCAGAGGAGAACGACAATGGCATTCGGACACGTTGACCCGTCGAAAACCATGACCTGGGCCAATACCGGAACCGACGACATCAAGAGCGGCGACGTGGTGATCGTGGGCGACCTCACCGGCATCGCCCTGCACGACATCCCGGCGGGCAAGGACGGCGAAATCGGCATCGCCGAGCAGTGGGAGCTCCCCAAGGCCGCCGGAGCCGCCGTGGAGCAGGGCAAGGCCCTCTACTGGGACGGCGCGGCCATGAGCGCCACCGCCGTCACCGGCCGCGCCCCCTGCTACGCCATGCTCCCCGCCGAAGCCGACGCGGAAAAGGTCTGCGTCCTCATCAACGGCCGATGAGTGCGCCGTGCGGAGTGCGGAGTGCGTTTTTGCCTCCCCGCACCCCGCACCCCGCACCACGCACTGGAGTACCCCATGTCCCTGCAAGACCAACTCCTCGCCGATTTCGCCGCCACCCTGCTGGACGCCGACGGCCCGGCGCAAGCCGCGATAGTGAACGGCCGCGAGGTTCGCGCCGTCATCGACCGCCCGCAGCGGCAGACCACCGAGCCGCAGACCGGCGTGCTGGTCTCCCGGCTGGACCTGTACATCCGCCG